AAAAGTTGATACTCCAACATAATCTGTTTGATCATATGTTGACTGATTAAAATATAATGAACGATCTCTAAAATATTTAACTACTTTAGTTTCACTATCATATGATGCCACATAACCATAAGCAAAAGCACCTCCACCTAAAGATTGTCTGATCGTGTCTCCAACAAATAAGGAACCAGAAGTTGATGAAAACTTAATACCATAAAGATTTGTAAACTGGACATCATTAAAAGTATTAGTAGATCCAATAGAGGTGGGATTTTTTATTATTCCAATTTGGCAAAACTTAGTATCTATAGGAAAATCTTTTGTCGAATCGTCAAATCTAGAATACATCAAAATTTTATCTGTTCCCAATTCCGTATATAGGTCATAACCATGACCTTTGGAGGGTGGAATTATTGGAATTAACTTTGCAAAATCGGAAGTTGCATTTTGATTTATTGGTCCTAAATCTACCACTCCATAAGTATATCCTTTCCCACCTGAAGAAACTGAAACATCTACTATTCTACTATTTTCAACTTGCAACACAACTTTTCCACCTGTCCCATCTCCTACTATATTTAATTCTTGATCTGTAGGATCCGAATATCCAAATCCTCGATTTTCTATATAAACTTTTTTTATTTGATTATTATTTACTGAAGAATCTCCATTCTCCCTAACTACAGATATCTGTGCATAATTTGTAGTATCCCAATTATTTGGTACGGAAATGTATTCTGTAGAATCAAATTTTATAATATCACTAGGAGCAACAGTAAATAAGTATTTCCATAAATAACCATCTCCACTTTCTCCCGCTTTGGATGGTTCTAAATCAGTAAAAAGTGGTTCATCTTGTGATGCATTTCCTGTAGTGTTAATTCCAGAAGAACCATTATCTATACAAATATAAACACTATAATTACTACTCATAACGTAGTAATTTGAATCATATAAACGAGTTGATTTAGTTACGGGTGAAGGGTTTGTAATATCATAATCGTGCCTATACATTTCATATCTAGTTCCTCTTGCCCAATCAATGCGTCTTATCAATCTTCTGCAATTATCTGAAGTAATTTTTTTACCACATATAATAGTATTTTTAACGTGATTTAAATTATTAAAACTATCAATTGGATTTGGAGTATTTGTATCCCAATCACCTTCTCTACCAAATCCAACTGCAGTTGGATTTGATAAGCTCAAAAAAATATAAAAAGAATTGGCAGAAGTATCTCCTACAGAGTCAATAAAATTGCTTGCATTTGATATTCTAAATTGGTCCGTAACAATGGCTGCCATATTAACAGAGTTTTTTATATATTTATACTAATTAATCAAACTTATCTCTCAATGATCCAGTATTTCTTAAACCATAATTTCTTCTCTGTATAACTGGGAATGTGCTCAATCCAGAATCAACAGTATATCCATCTAGAGAAATTGATATTGGTGAAGTTCTACTAAATCCATAAAGTCTACCCCAAGAAAATCTACCTATTGGATTTTCCGTACTTCCTGTTGATCCTATACCAGAAACGTTAGTTGATGAGTGAATATTTGTAGTTACAACTGCATTTGTTGAAGAATATGTTAGTGCATGGACATAATAGATGTTATCTAAATATGTTGTCCCAATACCAACAGAAGTAGAATCGTCAGAATCAATGGATGTTAATCCACTACCAATATTAGTTCCCGAAATTATCAAAGGATATCCAATACTAAGATTACCATAATTTCCATCAGAATTTAAATAGAATTTTAAAGCCAATGGATTTCCACCAGTCCCTAAAGACGTTGTTATTCCAGTTACAATTCCAGAAAAACCTTGAACTGAATTAATATCACTAATATTTTCCTTAATTAAATTTGGGGAATCTATAATTACTTGTGGTGGTGAATCTGATGTGTATCCAAACCCAGGATTAACTATAGAAATAGAAGAAGTAACTTGACCATTATCTACTAGTGCTGTTGCATAAGCAGTTGTTCCTATTCCAACTCCTATAGAAGTGGGAGCAGAAATTCTAATGTTAACTTGATTCTGAGTATATCCAGTACCATAATCTGTTATTGTAATATCAGATATAGTTCCTGCTATAGAAACAGTTGCAGTTGCAGCAGCAGCAACAACCTCCTGCTCACTTGATAGCACTAAGGCACCAAATGTCTGTATAGTAAGAAAATCATCTTCATAATTAAACAAACTAACATCATCAACAAATATTTCAGTATCATTATTATCAAAAGATTTTATAATTTTAGCAGTAGGATATACTTGAGACTCTAAACTATTTCTAGTTTTAAAAATATAATCTCCATTAACAACCCTATCAACTTTTTGTTTCGACCAAGTTATTGGTCTATAAGTCTCTTCATCAATTCCAGCACCAGAATAAAAATCAGTTTCTATGATATCAGATCCTGAAATAGAAAATACTCTTCTTGTATCTTGAGAATTGAGTCCAGATTTGTCAAAATAAACAGACTCAAGTTTAACAGTATCTCCTTTTTTAATCGTTTCTCTTGCAGTTACTGTAAGTGAATCTGTATCAGATCCTCTGTAGAAATAAATTGATATTTTATCTTCTGGTCCTGGTGCTTCAGTAAATGTAAATACTGATCCACCTTGGAAATTATAATTAATATTTGGATCTTGAATTACCCCATTAACAAATATTAACAGTACATAATTTAGATCAATTTCTGATGAATCTGCATTATTAACATCTATTTCAAAACTTAACAGACTTCCATTTTTATAAAGTGGAAACTGTCTTCTTATTCCATTTTGCAAGTTTTTTATATCATCAATATAGTCGAGTTCACCAAATTGCCATGATGAGAAAGAATCATAAAATACATCTAAAACTGTAAATTCACATTCACTTATTGGAGATGACAATCTTGAATCTGTTACCAACCCAACGGGTTTGACTACGTCACCAACGTTAAATCCATAACCAGATCTAGAAATTTTAAAGGAAGAAACTTCAAATAAAGTAGATCCAATTCCAACCGAAGATGGACTTGCTTCAACCTTTAATGTAAGTAGTAAACCAGTTCCTACATCAGTAGTTGCACCAATACCTGCTCTAGAAACTCCAACAACTGGTAAGTTCTCGTAAGAAGGATCAGGAACAATTGCAACAGGACTAGTATAGTTTAATCCACCATCAATAATATTAAACTTAGTTAGAGATCCACCTGCACCAACATTAGCGTTAACTATTGCACCATATCCAGTACCACTAAAGTCTGTTATTCCTATAGATACTAAACCTCTGTATCCAGATCCAAAAACAGTATTAACTCCCGTAGAAACATTAAAGTTAACAGATGTAATACTTCCACCAGTACCAGTTTGAATTGTAACCATAGAAGTATTGACGCCAACTAAAGGTGCGAAACCAAGACCATTAGTTGAACCTAAAGATACTATTATTCCTCCACGAGGAAGATTATTTTGATTTACGTCAGATAAACTTACAATTTTTTCGTCAGTATCTGGATCTTCTATACCACTAAAAACAACACTACTAATACCAGAATTTTCTATAAATTCATAATTATTATTTGTATTATTTTGTGTAGTTGGTGTTTGATAAACTTGATTTATTAACAAAATACCATCACCTACTCGTGTATTGGTAACATCCTGTCCATTTGATGACAAAGTGTATGTTCTTCCAATTCCAGTAAAGGAATATGAAATATCATCATATATTAAATTAGTTTCATAATCTTGACGCAAATATACACGTCCATTAAAAGATGTTTTTATTCTTCTTATGTTTGATAAATCAAAAGCACTTGCCCCAGCAGATCCTCTAGGAACACCACCAAAATAAATTGAATTTCCTTCAATATTATATGATCCAGAATATAATCTGGCAATACTTGAATCTTCATGTTCAGACTCTTCTGATCCAAAATAACCACGTTCAACATAAATTAATGCCGTGCTTCCTATTCCTGTTATTGGACCACTATTTGATGTGGCAAATCCAACAGAAATAATGCTCATATATTCATCATTAATTTTTATAGTATCTAAAGGTTTGATAGAAGATATACCAGAAAGAGAAATATAGCTAGAACCAATAGAAACTTTTCCACCAATATTACCATCTATCTGATAAC